TGAAGAGAAAATGCAGGAGCAGTCCCCGCTCTACACCATGGCGACCAGCCTGGAGGATGCGATCGACAACATCCTGCAAATCATGGCCGAGTACATCGGTGAGAAAGAGGGCGGCAACGTTGATGTACGTACTGAGCTGGATGTTGAGTCGAATGAGTTCAACCCTCCGGCAGCGCTGGCTATTCAGTCTCTGCGCCAGGGTGGTGACCTCCGTCGTATTGATGCCATTAAAGCCCTGCAGAAGCTCAACCTGATTGATGCTGATGCCGACCCTGAGAAAGTCCTTGATGAGTTGCTGGCTGAATCGGCCTCGCTGACCGGACCACCAGCAGAAGAGGTGTGATATGGCCCGTTCCGTCAACGACCGCCTGCAGGATGAGACGATAGCGCATGGCCTGTATGTGTCGCGCTACGGCACTGGCGTCGCCCGGCGCATGGTGGCGCTGCTTAATAAACTGGATGCCGAACTGGCCGCGAAACTGCTGGTGCTTCTGGACGGCAAACGGGCGGATACCTACAGCGCCCGTCGCCTGGCATCGCTGCTGGCTGGTGTGCGTGAACTGAATCAGCAGGCCTACGAACCGGTTAACGCGGCTCTGGCACGCGAACTGACGCGCTACGTTGAATATGAGGCCGGGTATCAACTGGACCTGTTCAGCAGCATCATTCCGCAGCAGATCCTGAAACACGTTCCGCTGCAGAGCATTGCACCCGAGCAGGTCTACGCCGCCGCAGCAGCGCAGCCGTTCCAGGGGAGATTGCTGAAGGAGTGGGGCCAGAAGCTTGAAGCCGACCGGCTGGACAAAATCACAAACGCTGTGCGCTCCGGTTTCCTTCAGGGCGAGACGGTAGAACAGATTGTCCGGCGCGTTGCCGGCACGCCAAAACTTAACCGTGAAGATGGGGTGATCAACGCATCCCGGCGTGACCTGGCGGTGGTGACTCGCACCGCAGTGAATCATATGGCCGCTACGGCGCGGCAGGAGTTTGCCCAGGCCAACAGCGATATCGTCAAGGCCAAGCAGTGGTCATCCACGCTGGATACGCATACCAGTCAGTGGTGCATCATCCGCGACCGCAAGCTCTACACCCTCGACGGCAAGCCGCTGGGGCATGTGGTGCCGTATCTGCGCGGCCCCGGCAAAATTCACTTCTGCTGCCGCTCTGGGGAAACTCTGGTCACGAAATCGTGGGAAGAGCTGAAGATACCTTCTGGCGAGTTGAGCAGCGCCACGCGCGCCTCGATGGACGGGCAGGTACCAGCGAATACCAGTTATGCCGACTGGCTCGCCCGGCAGCCATACGCACGACAGGAGCAGGTGCTGGGTGTAACCCGGGCACAGATGCTGCGTGACGGCAAAATCACGGTGCCCGAGATGTTTAACGACCGCGGGGAGTTTCTTACCCTTGCGCAATTGAGCCGGGTCTCAAGCCCTAAGGGGGAAGGGGCTACAAGCTTCACACTGGAACGCGCACAGTCCGTTGCGGAAATAGAAAACGGCATGCGAGGCGTTATTGCTGAGGAGCTTCGCTTCCCGGAAGGCACTTCGCTTGAGTCTGCAAGGGTGGCAGCTGGCGCTGCTCAGGACGTGATTACCCGCTTTAACCTGCCGCCAGTTAGTTCGTTCGGTGAGCAGGAGGGCATCAAAAGCACAGCTGCAGGTGCATATCTTTCAGATCGGCATGCTGTGCATATTGCTCCCTGGGCACTTGACCCGGCAACCTGGGACACTATCAGGAAAAACAGCGTCGGGGTGGACATGACCTTCCTGGTGCGGTCTGAAGTGTTGTCCAGTGATATAGCTAAATCGGTGGAAGCGGTATCTCCCGCCGAACTGCCCTATGTCGCAGTGCCTTCTGTGCAGGGTACTGTCTGGCATGAGATGGGACATCACCTGTATTACTCGAACCCGGAAGTTGGCCCGTTGGTTGAAAGTGCCTATGATAAAGGCTGGTGGCGCGCACTAAGCGCCTATTCAGCAGAGTCGCCTAAAGAATTGTTTGCCGAGATTGTCTCCGCATTCATGAATGGCGATAGCCAAAGCATTATTGACCCAGAGATATTAGAGTGGCTGAGAACAAATTCCCGTACCTGAAAAAAGCCTCTGAATTGGCTCACGCCGATCCGTTGCCCGAGGATGTCATCGAACAGCTCGATGCTATCTGCAAGGAGGCAGGAGAAACAACGCCTGAAGCCAGAATGATTGGTGTCCTGATCGGCTCTGTCTACACCAGGCTTCACAGCACTGAATAACTCCCACCTCTGATATTCATAAATCAAATCAAGGCTGCCTCCGGGCAGCTTTTTTTATGCCTGCCGCCGAGCGGATGTGACGCGGTGACCGGGTCGGATGACCCACAACCAATGGCCGGAAGGCTGGAGCAAAACAATGAAACTCAAACTCGATGCTAACGGAAATGTGGTTGTTGAAAACGGTATGCCTGTGTACGTCCATGATGACGGCAAAGAGTTCCCGTTCGATGCAGCCGCAGCGATGACCAAAATCACCTCCCTGAATGGTGAAGCTAAAACTCACCGCGAAGCTAAGGAGGCGGCGGAAGCCAGTCTCGCGAAATTCGCTGGCATCTCCGACCCGACCAAGGCGCTTGAGGCCCTGGAAATGATGACCAAAATCGACCAGAAGAAGCTGATCGACGCTGGCGCCGTTGACCAGGTGAAGGCCGAGATCACCAAGGTTTACCAGCAGCAACTGGACGAAGCGAACGGCAAGACCAAACAGCTCGAAACCCAGCTCTACGACGAGATGATCGGCGGCCGCTTCGGTGGTTCGAAATTTATCTCCGAGAAGATGGCGATCCCGGCTGAGTTCGTGCGTTCCCACTTCGGCCAGAACTTCAAAATCGAAGACGGCAAGGTCGTGGCCTACGACGGGCAGAGCAACAAGGTGTTCTCCAGCACCAAGCCCGGCGAACTAGCTGGCTTCGATGAAGCGCTGGAATCCCTGGTCGAGTTGCATCCGCAAAAAGACTACATCCTCAAAGCGTCCGGCAATAGCGGCGGTGGCTCTCACCAGTCGCAGCATCAGGCCGGGCAGAAAACCATGAAACGCGATGCGTTTGATTCCCTGGATATCGCTGGCAAACAGTCAGCGCTGAAAGACGGCGTCAGCATCGTCGATTAAATCGAAAGGAGCCATAAATGGCAGGTAATACCCTTACTGGTCTGATCCCGACCATCTATACCGCGCTGGATGTAGTATCCCGCGAGCAAACCGGTTTTATCCCTGCAGTTTCGCGTGACGCCAAGGCAGATGCAGCTGCTAAAGACCAGATTGTGCGCGCACCAGTTGCGCCGCCAACCAAGACCGAAGACATCATTCCAGGACCTTCAGCACCAAATACCGGTGATCAGAATATTACTGGCGTAGATGTCACCATCACCAAAGCCAAAATGGCCCCGGTCAAATGGAACGGTGAAGAGCAACTGGCTCTTGGCCCGGCAGGTACCTACAACACCATTCTGGCTGCACAGTTCCAGCAGGCATTCCGCGCACTGGCGAACGAAGTGGATGCTGATCTGGCTGCATTGTATCTGAACTCCTCCCGCGCAGTTGGTGCACCGAAAGATACTCCTTTCAGCATCAAAGACGATCTGTCCGATGCAGCGCTGGCTCGTCAGATCCTGACCGACAATGGTGCGCCAACTACTGATCTGCGTATGGTGCTCGGCGGCGAAGCCATGGCGTCCATCCGCGGTAAGCAGTCCGTATTGTTCAAGACGAACGAGGCTGGCACAGACCAACTGCTCCGTGAAGGTGTCATCGGTAAAATCATGGGGTTCAATCTTCATGAGTCCTTCAGCATTAAGCGCACAGCGAAGAGTAATGCTGCGGGCTATAAGGTAAATGGCGCCAAGAAAGAGGGTGACATTATTGTTGCTATTTCTGCGGGAACTGGAGGTATTGCTGCCGGTACCGCGGTGAAGTTTGATGGTGATGACAACCAGTATCTGGTTGTGGCTGCTACCTCTTCCAGCATCACCATCAGCTCTCCGGGCTTGCGTCAGGATCTTGCAGATCAGGCTGCGGTCACTGTGCTGAGTGAATTCGCGCCAAACATGGCGTTTGACCGCGGCTCATTCCTGCTGGCCAGCCGTACTCCGGCGATGCCGGAAGGTGGCGATACTGCCGACGACGTGATGAACGTGACCGACCCGAAATCCGGCATCACCTTCCAGGTAGCTTTGTACCGCCAGTACCGCCAGGTGCGTTACGAGGTCGGTCTGGCTTGGGGTGTTGCTGCTGTGGCACCACGTCACTCCGCCATCATCATGGGCTAACCGCTGGGGCTTCGGCCCCTTTGTTATTCAGGAGGCCCAATGGCCGGATTGACCAAAGAGCAGCGCGCACAGCGTGAGGCTGAAAAGCTTGCCGCGCAGAATGGCGCTGAACAAACTCCTGCCCAGCAGGACCAGCAGGACCAGCAGGACCAGCAGGACCAGCAGGACCAGCAGGAGGGTATTGAGCTGGTGGTAATGGTGCGTGACACCCCAGAATTCCCCGGCGGCCCGCTGAGCGCTGAGGTTCACCCTGACGAGGTGGATAACTGGCTGGCGCTGGACTGGCGTCTGGAGGAATAACCATGCTGGTTGCCGATCCCCATTCGCCTGACTTCAACAGCTATGCCAGCGTTATTGACCTGCGCACGTTCGCGGCGGGGCGCGGATATGCCGTTCCTGCGGATGATGGCGAATGTAGCCAGATGCTGATGCAGGCAATGGACTATCTGGAAGGCAAGACATGGCGCGGCGAGCGCTCCAGTGCATCACAGCCGCTATCGTGGCCGCGCGCGGGCGTGCGCTTCGACGGCGTTGACCTGCCAGATGACACCATCCCACAGCGCCTGGTTGATGCGCAGTGCCGCCTGGCTCTCGAATCGCAGGAGATTGATCTTACGCCGTCGGTCGCTGGTGGTGGTGCGGTAACGATGGAGCGCGTAGAGGGCGCAGTCACGGTCCAGTACGAACCAGGTACGAATAAGGCGGCACCGTCATTCCCCTGGCTCTACTCCTCGTTGCGTGGTCTGGTGGTGGGCGGCAATCAGATCCGCATCGAAAGGGGGTGATATGCCAATCGACTACCGCCGCATGCGAAACACCGCAACGCGATTGCTGACCGAGAACGGGAAGGCTTATCCGCTTACCCGCGGTGGCGGCACTACCCGCGATCCGTTCGGCAGAGAGGTAACCAGCCCGGCTATTACTGCGACCGTCACTGGCGTTGTCACTGAATACTCCTCTCGTGAAATAGATGGCTCTCTGATTACTACTGGCGATAAAAAGCTGGCGGCCACAGCCGAAACGGAAGTGCGTATTGACGACCGCATCGAGATCGACGGTAAAGCATGGCGGGTGGTGCAGCCTAATCCGGTTAAGCCTGCCGATGTACTCATCTCCTACAACATCCAGCTGAGGGCGTGACTATGGCCAGCTCTGTTAATCAGCCGTTCCTGGCTGCCATTCAGTTATTTGTGGATAGTTCGAAGCAGGAGATGGATCAGGTAGTGCGCCGGACGGGCATTAAAATCCTCGCTCAACTGGTTGAGATGTCCCCGGTGGGCCAGCCGGATATCTGGCAGGTCAACCAGACCGCGATGGCTTACAACACTGCGGTGCGGGAGCATAACGCGGCCCTTCGCGATGACCCTGCCAACCTGACCAAATCGGGACGGCTTAAGCGTGGTCTGCGCGTAAATGGCTCGATGGACATCAAAAAGCCTGAGGGCTATGTCGGCGGGCGCTTCAAAAACAACTGGTATGTGGGTTTCGACAGCCAGCCTACTCAGTCCAACGATACACCGGACGCTTCCGGCCAGGGTTCAAACTCCCGTGGCATGGCGGTGCTCGAGGTGTTCAGGGTGGGCCAGGTCAGCTCGATTTACTTCACCAATAATCTCCCTTATGCGGCAGCGCTTGAGAACGGGCATTCTGGTCAGGCGCCCGGCGGCATGGTGGGTATCACTGCGCTGGATGCCGAGCAAATGTTCCGTGAGGCAATGTGCGAGGTGCGTAATGGCCAGTGACCAGTCAATGCGTATCGCTGGCCTGCTGGAGAGCCGTGTTGCGGTTATCTGCTCGTCGCTTGGCCTGCCGGTGGCCTGGCCGAACATCGCGTTCACTCCCCCGGATAATGTGCCATACGGGCGCGTTTATATCCTGCCTGCGCAGACCGTAGGGCAGGATCTGGAAGGCCAGCTGCGTACGTACCAGGGCATTCTCCAGCTCAACATCATTGCGCCAGCAGGCAGTGGCGTGACGCAGGCCAGGGGGATGGCAACGTCTGTTGCAGATGCCTTCCCCGAAGGACTGCCGCTGGTGGACGGGGATTTGACGGTTTACATCAACGGGCCACCACAGGTACGTCCACCGATACAGGATCGCCCTACATCAGCACCAAACGGCAGTAGCGGCTCCATCACTTACACCACTCCCGTCAGCATGCAGTACCGCGCTGATTACTGACCCGCCATCCGGCGGGTTTTTTATTTCCTCAATTCAGGAGAATGCAATGGCATTCGCAATCCCTAACGGGTCACGTGTGAACGTGGCCAAGGCCTATCTTGCGCCGATTGTCTTCACAGCAGCCTCCAACGCGACGGAATGCGAACTGACCGTTGCCTCCGCTGCCGGGATCCTTGCGGGTGATGTCGTCCAGGTAAGCTCTGGCTGGCTCAAACTCGATAACATGGTGCTGCGCGTTAAATCGGTTACCGGCACCAAAATTGTGCTGGAAGCGTTTGATACCACCGATACCAAGAAATTCCCGGCGGGCACCGGCGCAGGCACACTGCGCAAAATCGACTCGTGGATCACCATGCCTCAGGTCATGACGCTCTCTACCGAAGGCGGCGACCAGCAGACCATCAGTGTCCAGTTCCTGGAAGATGATAAGGCCCGTACCATCCCGACGTTTAAAAACGCCGTGGTTCAGGTCTATACGTTCGCCCACGACCCGCAGCTGGCGATTTATAAGCGCCTCATCGACCTGGACGACTCCAGCGACACCACGGCGGTCTGGTTCCACAACCCTCGCGGGAAAGCGGATCGTTACTACTCTGCCAAAGTGTCGTTCCAGCGCGTGCCACGTACCGAAATCAACGCCGTGGAAAGCAACGAAGCGCGCATGAACTTCGAATCGGATATGCAGATTTACCCGATCGCCGACTCCTCCGCTATGCCGCTGGCCTTCCTGACTGACCTGCCTGCAACCAAATCGGTCGCTTCTGGTTCTGCGCTGGATCTGGCGGTGGTCATGCAGGGCGGTTCCGCGCCTTACACGTACGTGTGGAAGAAAGGCGGTACCGCTATCCCGGGCAAAACGGCTTCGACGTTCAACATCCCTTCTGTGGCATCCGGCGATGCTGGCTCTTACACCTGCGAAGTCACCGACGCCGCGGGCAAGACCATCACCTCTGGCGCGTGTGTCGTCACGGTCAGCTAACCACTCTGGCCCGGTTCGCCGGGCTTTTTTACGGCCCCATCCTGCACCTTTCTAAGGAACCGAAATGACCCAATTCTCCCTGATCCCAAACCCGACCTTTCCCGCCACTGCCAGCATTCCGCGCGCCGGTGCTGAAGACGGCAAGCTGACCTTTACCTTCCGCCATAAGACGCTCGAAGAGCTGCACGCCATGGATGTGAAGCTGCGCAAAGGCGCCGAAGGCAAAAAGTCCCTTATCGAGCCACAGGCCGATTACCTGATGGAGATCGTTGATGGCTGGGCACTGCCTGACGAGTTCAACCGCGATAACGTGGTGGTCCTCCTGCAAAACTACCCGCGCGCGTTCGACAACATCGGCCTGGCCTATACCAAAGAGCTGATGGGTGTACGAGAAAAAAACTGAGGCAGGTCGCCGCAGCGTTGTACACGCCGGGACCGACTCTCGCGGAGTTAGCCGCTTTTGGTTTGACGCCTGAGGACGTGGAGGAAAAGGTGGGGATCCTGCCGTCGGTATGGAAATCATTCACCATCTTCTCTGCACTGGCGACTCAATGGCGTGTTGGCGCGGGCGGGGCGACCGGCCTTGATTACAACGTTCTCCCCTGGGTGTTTGAGTTACACGGGGTTGAGGATGCGGCGGCCTGCATGGCTGACCTTCAGATTATGGAAAGCGAGGCTCTCAAAGTAATGCACAAGGAGACGAAATAATGACAGACCAGATCGCCTCGATTACTTTGCGGGCCGATGTTTCTGACCTGAAAACTGCCAGCAATGAGCTGGATAAACTCGGTGAAGCCGCGGCTGGTGCCGTTGGCAAAGCTGATGACCTTAACAGCGTATTCCGCGCTGGTGCTGAGTCTGCAAAGCAGGGTAGCGAAGGCATTAAGGAGCAGCAGGCTGCGCTGAAAGGCCTGCTCGAGAATATCGATCCGGTAAACAAAGCGCTGAACCGGCTGGACGAACAACAGGCCGCGCTGCGTAACTTCCAGACCAAAGGCTTTCTGGATACCGATGATTTTCAGCACTACAACAAAATCCTGGACGATACCCGGCTTAAGCTGACGGATACCGGCGAAGCAGCGGCGCGTGCCCAGGCAGAACTCGCGGCCACTCAGGCGGCAGAGAAGCAATCAGCCGCGCTGAAAAACCTGCTGGGGTCAATCGACCCGACGATCAGCGCATTCAACTCGCTGGACGAGCAGCATGCACAGCTGGTGTCACATTTCGAAGCGGGGCGCATTAACGGCACCCAGTTCGAGCATTTCAACACTATCCTCAACCAGACGCGTGAACGGCTCTCTGGCGTGGCTGACGTGTTGCCTGAGGCGCTGTCCCGGCAGGAGGCCGCAGCACGCCGCGCTGGTATCTCCGTGGGTCAGTACAGCGCAGCAATGCGCACACTACCGGCACAGTTCACCGATATCGCCACGCAGCTGGCTGGTGGGCAGTCTCCGTTCCTGATCCTGCTCCAGCAGGGCGGGCAGATTAAAGACCAGTTTGGCGGTGTTCAGGGGGCACTCACTGGCGTCGGCGAATACATCCGCAGCATGGCCGGGATGATTAACCCAACCACGATTGCGCTGGCCGGTCTGGTCGGCACCATCGGTCTGCTGGCTGCTGCTGCATACAGTTCGTCTCAACAATTCGATCAGGTGGCGCGCTCAGTCATCATGATGGGGGGCGCTGGCTTCGCCTCGATGCAGCAGCTTAACCAGGCCGCTGAGGATGTCGCCGGCAAGACGAACACATCCATCAGTTCCACCGTCGATACGCTGGTTACGCTGAACGATACTGGCAAATATACCGCCAGCCAGATGAAACAAATTGCCACCTCCATCACGCTGATGGGCAAGGCTGGTAGGGACACCAAAGCGGCGATGTCCGACTTCGGCAAAATTGTCAGCGATCCGGTAAAAGGGCTGGCCAGCCTGAATGAACAATATGGCTTTGTCGATGAAACCATGATGAAGCACATCATCCAACTGCGGAAGCAGAAGGGTGAGCAGGCGGCGGTTACCGAAGCTATTGAGTTGTTCGCAGGCGTAATGGCAAAGCGTGCTGAGGAGACCAATAAAGCGACAGATAATATTGGTCAGACGTGGGAAAGCCTCAAGAAGAGCGCTTCTGATACCTTTGGTGACATCGGTATTACAGTGCGCGCCTGGGGAAACCAGATAATCGATATTTTCGAACTGGTTAAGTCCTCCATCAAAGATCTCTTCCTCAATATCACCTCACTGGATGCCAAGTTCACCGGCACTTTAGCTAGCTGGGCCGAGAAAATTCCTGGCGGTGGGGCAATCACGGACTTCCTCGGCATGGATGTCGAGGCCATGAAAAAGGCTGGGGCAGAAGCTGACAAAGAGATCGCGGCGAACAAAAAACGCTACGCCGAACTCTGGAAGCGAGTCACTGCGCCTAACGCACAGGCAAGCTATGAAGCCGAAGCACGAGGGTCCACGGTAAAAGGCGAGGGGGGATCCAGTCGCGAATCGAGAGACGCAGTCTCGAAGCTAGCAGAAGATTCTGCGAAAAAGACTAAAGAGGCAAGAGCCACGCTGGATGCTGGCGATCGCACCCTGGAAAACTACCGCGCCCAGACCAGAACCCTAACGGAAACGCTCGAAACGCTGCGTCAGACGGGAGATATTCACGCCAAAAATACCGAGTTCAGCAAACAGCAATCCCATTTTGCCGAGCTGGACGAGGCTGCTAAGTCTCGCGCCCTGAGCGCCCAGGAGAAATCTCTTCTATCGAACCGTGAGGCCATCCTCAACGCCGCCAAAGTTGTGGATCAGAAAAATAAGGAAGTTGAGGCCCAGCAGAAAATTAACGGGCTGGCGCAGCAGGCAACAAAATTCGCCGAGCAGCAGGCTGCGAAACGCGCGGAAATAGCTGCGGCAGCCGAGGGGATTTCTACTAGAGAGGCCGAACGACTGGCTACTCTGCAGCGAATAACTGATGCTTACGCTGATAATCTTTCTGCTCAAAAGGAAGTGTTGGCCCAGCAGCGCCAAACCTACAAAGAAGAGGATGAGCTTAGGTCTAACTGGCTTGCTGGAGTCAAACAAGGATGGGCCGATTATGTTGATGAAGCGACAAATGCTTACGATGCTGTAAAAAACGTCGCTGGCTCAACCCTCAATGGTCTGTCAGATATGCTGACAAGTCTAATGACCACAGGGCAGGCCTCAATTAAGGAATTCGGCAAATCAATGCTGAAGATGATAGTTGATGTCACTAACCGATTACTGGTGGCATATGCAGTACAGCAGGCTATGGGCTGGATCAGTGGTGGTGCTGGTGGCGGGAACACTCCTGGCGGTGCATTTGCCAATGCTGCCTCTGGTGTAACGTTCAATGCTAAAGGCGGGGTCTATGATTCGCCGGGCTTAAGCAAGTATGTGAATGGCGTCTACGATTCACCTCAGTATTTTACGTTCCAGGGGGCCTCTAAGTTTGCCAAGGGTGGTGTATTTGCCGAGGCAGGCGAAGAGGCAATCATGCCGCTTACGCGGGATTCTGCTGGAAGACTAGGTGTCAGGGCTCAGGGCGGTGGCGGATCAGGACACCAAATCAACGTTGATATTTATGTCGACAATAAAGGGAACGCGACTACAAATACAAGCGGGGGTGGAGACGCGGCTGCTCGCGCACTGGCAGAGCGTATGAAGCAATATGTCCAAGAGGGAATTATCAGGGCCATTAGGGATGATGGAGCTATTGGTGGTCGCTTTGCGAAAAAATAACATCATCTTGCTGCGTTACATTCTGACATCCCCTGGTTATCATCTGTAAAACCATGACAATCAAGGGGATGATAGTGAAAAAGTGCGTTTTAGTTTTGTTTGGTGCCTTACTACTCAGTGGCTGTATGTCTACGCCATCCTCAACTGAGCTGAGCAATGCCTACTATGGGGATCTTCCTCAGTATTACGAAGGGCAAATTAAACAAACTATTGGTGATAGGCTCAAGGATGCCGACTCGGCTAAATATCAATTTGGAACACCGTCAAAAGCCTATCTTCAAGGTGGGATGGCTGAGAACTTCAAGATGTATTATGGCTGGGCTATTCCAGTCCGCGTAAATGCCAAAAACAGTTACGGCGCGTATGTGGGCTATCAGGATTACATGTTTATGTATCTTAATAATAATCTGATTGATGCAACACTGAAGTTCAAGACTGGATACGCTAAAACAATTTGACCACCAAGCCCCGCCCGGGGCTTTCATGACAGCCCACTCATGTGGGCTACATGTTCTTGCAACCATGCCCAATCACACATGACTGTCTGATTGTAGTAATGCGTTCAGCTGCTTTTTCAATTATGTAATCCTGCGCCAAACCAGCGCAAATTGTGACAATCAACACGATTAGCCAAACCCGGTTCATTTGATCCTCTAAACAAATATGAAGCGATGGTGCAGGGCCGCTCTGTGGCGGATGCCTGTTATTTTATAAGCATGCCCAAACTGGCAGTCGTGACTGTTTGAACGAGCGTTTTCAGGGCTTCTGTTGATAGACCGCCTAAAGCTGCTTTCGCTTTTTCCTTATCAGTATCGTTTAGATTAGATATGGCAATAAGGTCTTCCAGCACTATGACAGCGTCACGGTGGAACTTGATAGTATGCACGTTAAGTATGGAACCCAAACCGCCGTCATCTCTTATGAAATCAATACCTTTACTGGTAATTTTCAAGCTTTCTAGTTGAACTGAAATTTTACCTGACAGATCTTTTAGGAAAAGACATTCAAGTAGTTCGTGTTCATACAGATAAAAGAGATTCGCCACCAGATTATCTAAGTTTCCAAAGGACTGCAAATAATGAGCCTTTCGCTCTTGCGTGATCCCATAAGGTGCTCGGTTATAAAGTTCCTGTAATAGTTCGTGCTGAGCAGTTCGATTGTATTTATCCATTGATGATTCCTAGTAATGATGTCTGGAGTAATTATTACAAGGGCATTATTTGAACATGTAAACTTTCTTTTAAGATTAACTGCTGCGTTCTGTAACGATACCTTATTTACTGTACGGATGTAGTCTGGAATTATTTTTTATCTATCGATCCCAGCTCCGGCTGGGTTTTTTTATGGAGCAAATATGGCAGTTGAGACCTACAGATGGCTCTCGCAGCTCGGCGCTGGCCCTGTTGAATACAGCCAGACGGTGCGTGCGGCGCAGTTTGGCGATGGCTATGAGCAGGTTGCCGAGAACGGCATCAACTCCACCGCGATCCAGGTGCCGATGAAACATACCGGCACTGAAACAGAGGTAAACGCAGTGCGCGATTTCCTCCTGGCTCATACCGTGAAGGCCTTCATCATTACGCCGCCGGGCGAAGAGAAGGGGATGTATCGCGTTGTCGCCGACTCTGTTCGCAAAAACCAGATCAGCAGCAAATTCGCAGAGCTGACGTTCACTATTAAACGGGCCTACGGGGTATACGCATAATGGCACTTGTTGATCAGGCGGCGAAGCTGGCGCCAGGTGGCAGGGTCCGCCTGGTCGAAGTGGATGCCTCAGAGTTCAGCGGCGGGATCCACCGCTTTCACTACAGCCCTTTTCCCCATACACCTGCCGAGATAGACGCGGCGAACGGCGACGAGGCCAGGCTGGGGCCGAAGCCCATCATCTGGGATGGCAACGCCTACGAGTTCTGGCCTTTCCAGATTGCCGACCTGGCGCTTTCAACGGATCAGGCCGCCGAGCCAAAGCTCAGCGTGTCTAACCTCGACGGCCATATCACTGCGCTGTGTCTCCAGTTTAAAGACATGGTGAATGCAAAGGTGAGCATCATCGACACCTACGCGGTTTACCTCGATGCGGTGAACTTCCCGGGCGGTGTTAATCCGACAGCAGACCCGACGATGTTCTCCCTGCAGACCTTCTGGCTGGATACCAAAATCTCTGAAGATGACGAGATGGTGTCCTGGTCGCTCAGCAGCCCGGCTGACCTGCAGAACCTGGTTATACCCACCCGGCAGATCACCTCGCTCTGCGAATGGGCACTGCGCGGACAATATCGCAGCGGTGACGGCTGCACCTACAACGGCACGGCATATTTCGATGCGAAGGGTAATGCGGTAGCGGACCCGGCGTTTGATGTATGCGGGGGTTGCCTCAGTGACTGCCGCAAGCGTTTCGGCGCAGGGCTGGCAGAACCGAACACTGCCGTTCTTGATTTCGGCGGCTACCCGGCGACAGTTCTCTTCACCCGATAACCGGATATACCCATGAACAAAACCATTATGACGGCGATCCGGGCGCATGCGCTGGAGGAATCCCCACGCGAGTGCTGCGGCTTCGTCATTCAGTCAGAACGGCGCCAGCGCTACATCCCGGTGCCGAACAGCCACGAAAATCCGACCGAGCATTTCAGAATTGACGGTGAGCACTGGGCGAACGCCGAGGATGCCGGAACCATTGTCCGCGTTATTCACTCCCACCCGGGCGATGGCGCACGGCCTATTCCGTCTGACCTCGACCGCCAGCAGTGCAATAACTCTGGCGTGGTCTGGGGCATCTACGCGCCGGACTGCGATGAATACGCAGAGATAACACCGGACGCCATCCCGCTGATTGGCCGTCCGTTCCTCCTTGGCTCGCATGACTGCTGGGGGCTGGTCATGGACTGGCACGCCACACAGGGTGTCACGCTGAACGATTTCCGCGTGGATTATCCGTGGTGGGAAAGCCAGTACCCGGACAACCTCTATTTCGATAACTGGGAACGTGAGGGATTTGTCGAATGCGACCCCGCGCCCGGTTGCATGGTCATCATGCAGGTTGAGTCCGACAAGTGGAACCACGCGGGGATCATCACCGAAGAGGGCGACATGCTGCACCACCTGTACGGCCAGCCATCCTGCATCACGCCTTATGCCCGTGGATATTTTAAAGACCGGACGATGATCTGCGTTCGGCACAAAGACCTGCCGCAGGAGATTAAGCCATGGCGCGCTTAACCACGATTCGATTGTATGGCGCGCTGGGTGCCCGGTTTGGCCGCGTTCACCGGCTGGCGGTGCAGACGTCAGCGGAAGCGGTAAAGGCGCTGTGCATCAACCTGGACGGGCTGGAAAGCTTTCTAATGAATGCCCAAAAAAACGGTATGGCCTTCGCGGTGTTTCGTGGCAAACGCAACATCGGCGAACAGGATTTCAAGGAGTTGGGTGGCGACAGTGATATCCGCATCGCGCCTGTGCTTGAAGGGGCGAAAAAGGCAGGTTTATTCCAGACGATCCTTGGCGCAGTGATGGTGGTGGCGGGCATCGTAGTGTCTGGCCTCTCTGCTGGCTGGGCCAGTCCGGTCGGTGGCGCCATGATTTCTGCTGGTATCGGCATGGCTGCGGGCGGTATCTATCAGATGCTCTCGCCGCAGCCCAAAGGCCTTCAGGGGCGTGATGACCCCGACAACAAGCCCAGCTATGCCTTCGGCGGCGCAGTGAACACCCTGGCGATGGGCAACCCGGTCGCGCTGCTGTATGGCGAGCGCGAAATTGGCGGCGCCATAATCAGTGCGGGGATCGTGGCCGAGGACATCTGAGAATTTCTTACTCTTCAATTAGCACCCAATCGGGTGCTTTTTTTATGGATGCAATATGGCAACGATTACTGGTGCAAAAGGCGGCAGTCAGAAGCAGCACACGCCTGTTGAACAACCCGATTCCGCGCAGTCGATGGCGCGCTGCCGTATGCTGCTGGCGCTCGGTGAAGGCGAGTTCGCTGGTGGACTGGATGCTACCCGGATCTTCCTTGACGGCACGCCGCTGGGCAACGCCGACGGCTCGATGAACTTCGAGAATGTCTCCTGGGACTTTCGTCCGGGCACGCAGACGCAGTCGCCGATCCCCGGGTTCCCAGCCGTGGAGAACGAGACCAGCATTGGCGTGTCGCTGACGAAGGTCACTCCCTGGACCCGGGCCATCAGTAATACCCAGATTGACGCAGTGCTGGTGCGTATCGGCATTACCGGTCTTCAGCAGCAGGAGAATGATGGCGATATCGTCGGCACTTCCGTCACCTATCACATCGATGTGGCTGTAGATGGCGGTGCATACAGCACTGTGCTCACCAAAACGGTAACGGAAAAGCTCAGTTCTCTGTACGAGCTGACCCACCGCATCAATCTGCCCAAGGCTAACACCGGCTGGCAGATCCGCGTGGTTCGCGATACCGCAGACAGCACCAGCCAGATGCTACAGAACAAGACACAGGTGCAGGCAATCACGGAGGTGATCGACGCGCGCCTGCGCTATCCGCATACCGCGCTGCTGTATGTGTCGTTCAACGCAAAATCCTTCCACAACATCCCGAAGATATCCTGCAAGCCGAAAGGACGGATTATCCGCATCCCGCAGAACTATGATCCGGTTAGCCGGGTTTATAACGGCACCTGGGATGGGACATTCAAATGGGGCTGGTCGAATAACCCGGCGTGGATCTGGTTCGATGTACTCACGGAGCCGCGCTTTGGCCTGGGTCGTCGGGTAACGGCAGCCATGCTGGATAAGTGGGAGCTGTACCGCATAGCCCAGCGCTGTGACCAGAAGGTGCCCGATGGTAAGGGCGGCACCGGTACCGAGCCGCGCTTCCTGTTTGACGTCTATATCCAGTCGCAGGCCGACGCATGGCAGGTAATCAAGGATATCGCGGCTGGCTTCAACGGTATGACGTTCTGGGGCAACAACATGTTCAATGTTGTCTCGGACATGCCGGCAGACACGACGAAACTGCAGATCCTCACTCGCGCCTCGGTCGTCGGTAAGCCGAACTATTCCAGCGGCAGCGAGAAGAACCGCTACAGTTCTGCGCTGATTAACTTCAGCGACCCGGATAACCACTACCAGGATCGCACCACTGCAGTGATGTTTCCTGACCTGGTTAAGCAGTTCAAATTCAAGCAGACGCAGCTGACTGCCATTGGCTGTACGCGTGAGAGTGAGGCGCAGCGCCGCGGCGGCTGGGCGGTGTACTCCAACTATCTCGACCGCCTGATCACGCTGCAAACCGGGCTGGATGGCTTTGCCTATGTTCCCGGCACCGTGTTCGCTTTTGCGGATGAACGCTTTTCCGGGCGAGTGTATGGTGGGCGCGTTGTGAGCTACAACGCCGGGCTTAAAGCCGTTACAACCGATCGCGGGACCAGCGCCGTCCCGGGCGACACCCTGATGATCCGCACACAGGGCGGCATTGTGGAAAACCGGGTCATTCAGGCGGTCAACGGCACGCAGTTAATCGTGGCCACGGGGTTTTCCTCTGCGCCAGCGCCAGATGCCGTTTTCGTTATCGATGCCGGGCAGCTGCGCCTGCAGTATTTCCGTGTGATGAACCTGACATTCAACGACGAGGAGAACACCTACACCATTACGGGTGCGGAATACAACGCTTCGAAATATGATGCGGTCGATAACAATGCGCGCCTGGACATCCCGCCTGTCAGCCTGATCCCTACTGGTGTTGTCTCTCAGCCCGGAAACGTCGTGGTATCGAGCTACGACTCAGTGAGACAGGGGCAGCGCATTGCCACGCTGACGGCCTCCTGGGATGCTCCGCTGGATAAAGCCGGGAAACCTCAGGCAGACGTGATCGCCTACCAGGCACAGTGGCGCCGGGGTGATAGTGAGTGGGTTAACGTACCGCAAACCGGGCTGCGCAATATCGAAGTGCCGGGGATCTACGAAGGTGATTACCTGGTGCGTGTCAGGGCGATTAACGCTGGCGGCGCATCCAGCCTGTGGGCCACCTCAGTGCTGACGCATCTCAAGGGCCGGGCCGGTGATGTGCCAAAGCCCGCCAATTTCCGTACCACGCCGTTGCTCTGGGGCGTACAACTGGACTGGGATTTCCCGGCTGGTACCGGCGATACCTTACAGACGGAGATCCAGTATTCCACTGCATCGACCGGCACAAATCCGCTTCTGCTGGCTGGGGTACCCTATCCGCAGCATGTTTATCAGCAACTGGGCCTGAAAGCCGGGGTAGGATTCTGGTACCGCGCGCGGCTTGTCGATCGCACCGGCAATAAGTCGGCATGGACTGACTTCATTCAGGGCAGCAGCAGCTCGGTTGCAGCTGATTACCTGGTGGATATCGACAACCAGATCAAACAGACAGACGCGTATAAGGAACTCACCTCAGATATCGCCGATCTCAGCGACGATATTCAGTCAGCGCGCGACGACATCAGCAAAGTTACGACAGAGTCGGCGGCAACCAAAGCAGGCCTGGCACAGGAGGTCACGGACCGTAAGAAAGCCATCACCGACGAGGCAACGGCACGTGGCCAGGCGTTGCTGACCGAGAAGAACGAGCGCGTCGCGGATATCAGCAACGTCAATCAGACGATCCAGACCACCACCGAGTCACTGGCGCAACAGATTGGGCAGATTTCTGCTGGCACCGGTTCGCAGTTCGACCCGGCAAAAATCTGGTACTTCGATTCGACAGTGGAGGGCTGGACCGGGAACGGGACGCCGACCATCGTTGACGGCTGGATACGCCCGGCGAACCATGCCACCGATCCGTGGGTGCAGTCTCCCGGTTCACTGGGTGTTAACTCTTCGTCCTATCGCTTCGTTAAATTGCGTATCAGGAAGTTCGGGGCACCGGGCTGGGCTGGGCAGCTGCGGTGGCGGGGTACCGGTGGCTTCAACGACACCAATATGGTCACCGTCGCCGAGCCTGCTTATGACGCGAACGGGATCGCCACGCTGGAGTTCGACAATATCCCCTGGCTGACTGAAGCCACGATGAATCAGTTCAGGCTGGATCTGTCCACTAAGCAGGATGCGACGAACTACTACCTGATTGACTGGGTGGCGCTCGGACGGCCTACGCCCGGCGCGGGTATGGCGGCGCTGCAGCAGGAGACGACAGCCCGTGTTGCTGGCGACCAGGCGGAAGCTACAGCGCGCGAGACGCTGGCGACGCAGATCCGGGGCGGCTACACCGGTGATGACCCGTCGAAGCTGGCCTCGGGCTTGCTCTACACCGAACGCCAGGCGCGCATCACGGCGCAGGAAGCGGAGGTGACAGCCCGGACGGCGCTGGAAGCGACCGTTAATGCCAACAAAGCCAGCGTGACGCAGGAGCTGGCAACACTGACGACTGAGCAGGAAGCGCAGGCCACCACGTTGTCGGGCCTGCAGACCACCGTCGGAAAAAATACCGGCGATATCACGCGTATCGATAAAGCTGTCGCCGATAACAACAAGGCGCAGACTACCGCGCTGGCTGCGGTAAAGGCGACGACTGACAAGAACACGGCTGATATCAGCACGGAAACCACGGCCCGCACGGATGCAGACAGCGCGCTCGGTCGCCGTATCGACAGCCTGAAAGTGGATGTGGACGGTAACACGGCCAGCCGCGACGCAGGCATTGTCGGTAGCGTCAGCAATGCCATTGCCAACTTCTTTGCGTTTTCGGATCAGCGCGTCACGTTTGCCGTTGGCGAAACGAAAACAATGGCCGAGATCACCGAGACCCGGAAGACCGCCGCGGATGCCACAAGCGCTGTAGCTGAGCAGGTTACGACGCTTAAGGCCACGGTTGAGCAAAACGGCCAGACCAACGCCGCCGCCATCACGCGCATTGATAAAGCCGTTACGGATCTGGAGAGAGCTACCGCGACCAGCATTGAGCAGGTGACGGCTGCAATTGGCGATACCAATGCCAGTGTACAGACGACCAGCCAGGCTGTTGCTGATATCAACGGCAAGCTCTCCGCGCAGTGGGGCGTTAAAGTCCAGGTGGAGGCGAACGGTGTTAAACGCATCGCGGGTATCCAGCTGGGCATTGACGGCACAGGGGCCTCAAACTTCCTGATTTCTGCCGATACGTTCGCGGTTTATAACCCGACGACGAACGGGCAGGAACTGGTGTTTGCTTCGACCGGCGGCCAGATGTTCATGCGTTCGGTGTTCATCCAGGACGGTTCTATCGACAACGGTAAGATCGGGAATTACATCCAGTCCAGCAACTGGGACGGGACCGGCAATGTCGGCTGGCATATCAATAAATCCGGGTATGCCACGTTCAACGGCGTGACCGTTCGCGGGACGATTTATGCCACTGACGGGAGTTTTAAAGGCAGAGTTGAGGCGACCAGCGGGAGCTTCAGGGGCACGGTTGAGGCGACGTCTTTCATTGGTGATGTGGCTAACGTAGGCATAGCGCCAGATGCCTACATATCAGGCGCTGGCGCAGCATCAAGTTCTATTACATTCACTGACTCCTCTTCCTCTTCGCTGGATAAATCGGCCCTGCTTGAGGCAATGGTGTATGTGTCTTCTACCTCTGGTACCACGACGATCAACATCACCCTCAACATCAACGGCAATGTCCGTGACATGGGTTCTATCAGCGTGCCGTCCGGTACTGGAGGACTCTGGATAACAGTGCGCCACGCTGTACGTAACCTCACAGCCAGCGTCATTACAGGAAACATAACGGTTACTGGTACCGGGACGGCTAGTAAGCGTATTGCCGCTCCGACACTGACCATTACGCGCGGTACCGGCTCCTTCTCCTAATCTCCACAACCTCAGAACCTCCAACCCAGCTCCGGCTGGGTTTTTTATTTTAAGGACTTCACGAATGGCCACACTTGATGACGATTTGGCGAAAGCCGTCACAGAAGGGTTTCGCCTGGCGCAAAGCAGTATCATCAACCAGGACCTGATTTTGTCGGGTACCGGCGACGTCACCGTAACCCTGGCAGACGGTTCAAAAAAGACGGGTCCCAGCTGGACGAAACTGATCGCTCAGGCGGGTGCGGCAGGTGCCAGCGCCGCTGCAGCTGCAGCATCAGAGAAAAATGCAAAGACCTCTGAGACGAACGCGAACTCTTCTAAGACCGCAGCAGCAAGCAGCGCTTCAGCAGCCAAGACCAGTGAAACGAATGCAAAAACCTCTGAGACGAACGCAAAAACGTCTGAGACGAATGCCAAAACGTCTGAGAACAATGCATCCGCCAGCGCCAGTAGCGCCGCAGCATCACTGGCCGCCGCGCAGAAACTGACGTCTGTACCCTATGAGGAGTCCCCGCTCCCTGATGTGTGGGCACCGCTCAATGATGACCTGCGCCTGCTGGCTGGGTTTGCGCCTTATGACCGGCTGACGATTTCCGGCCAAGTGCTGGAACTGCCGACAAAGTCACTAACGTTTAGTCGGGCAACTACGGCGACTTATATTGATAAATCCGGGGTGCTTAGAACAGCAGCAATTAACGAGCCGCGTTTTGAGAAGGAGGGTTTATTAATTGAAGGGCAGAGCACTAATTTAGCGATTTATTCATCACCGACTCAGGATTATTCCAGTTACTTTCGTAGTGGCGCAAACAATACACGAACGTTTAAACCCGAGGGTGGCGTTCTGCTTACCACATTAACGGATACAGGTACCTGGTGGGAGCAGAATATAAATGTGGCTAATTATGACCCAACAAAGCCAGCGTCCGTGTCCTGTTATTTAGAATTCCCCGCAGCCGCCAAGGTTAGAGTAATGCTTATGCGCTACTCCAGCGAGGGCGATATTGCGGCAGCGTCCATCACAGCAGCGCCTGGTGTCAATAAAGTTTCAGTGCCTGTTCTGGGTGGGGCTGTAAACCAACGACTGGGCTTGCGAATTACGGTTGATGCCGGAACACCCGTTAGCAGTGTGATTTTCATTGACCGCATGCAAATTGAGGAATCCGCTCAGGCGACATCTTACATTCCTACCAACGGGGCTGCGGCAACCAGGGCGGCCGATGCGTGTACGCTCCAGAGGGCGGGGAATGATAACTATTACGCTCCGTTTTCATTTAGTGTATCAGTTCACGCCAACGGCGCATCATTTGTAGGCGCTGATGCGAATACCCGCCGTTGTATCTTGGCCATTTATCCATCGAAGAGTGAATGGATCATTAGTTACATTAATAACAATGCGGGTCCACTTGGAAAGGTCGCAGCTACTTACGGTTCGGGCAACGCCATGACAAGCAATCTCGTAATTGATGATGGGGCACAGCACGTGGTGACGTTCTCAACAGACTTGACCACAAATAAGGTCGCTGTAGATGGTGATATTGCAAGCGTCGCGGCATCTGCAAGACCCATTCCGAACCCAACCGAGTCGGACCTATATAAGGTTATTTATCTGGGTGCAAGCTCGGGTTCTCCGGGCGGAGGTGTAAGAATGCTGAACGGGCATCTACGCAACCTCCGCATCTGGCACCGCGCACTTACCGATAATCAAATCAAAGGACTCCGCTAATGAGAGACTTATATCTGCGCTTTAATGACGCCGACGAAATGCGCACGCAGTTAATCGCGGCGGGGTTTGTGGATGATGAGGGGCATGGCAGCTTTTATCACCCGAATATCAGCCTGGATATCGTCGGCGTTATCACTGTCCCTGCTGAAGTTATCAATCCTGGTGAAGAAAACGAAATCATTAAGTACACCACCGAACCCGGCTATCACGTCAATTTGCGGGTCATGAATGACTCGCTCGATTTATCCGGGCTGAACGACTTTGTGGTAACACCGAAAACACCGGCTCGCGTCTGGGCGTAAGGAATTAAGTTATGGCAAACAGAATAGACACGGCTGAATTAAGCAGGGCCATTGCTGCCTGGACATCCACCATCAATGACGCGTCTCTGCCGGGGGTCGGGAGTACGGTTTATGGCGGATACATAAAGTCACAGTACACCGTAAATGGCGTTGAGAAGATATCCGCCCAGCTTCAGGTCGTGAAACGCATCGAATGGAACTACTCCATTGCCAGACTGGTTGTGTTGCAAAATGCGGGGGGTACTGACTCCGCGCAGAACAACTACTTCGACTTCATGTCCAACGGCAATGTGCAAATTCCCGGACGTTTGTATATGGGCGGTCCAGCCGTGAGTTCGTGGTGGAACTCAGCACAGGCCCACTATGCCTCTTATTATGCGGAAACCTCCACGGATGCACCTGGCAACGGTGCTCTAGCAGGCCTTTCCTGGGGGTATCAACACGGTGGCGGGTATAACCTTCGCACTATGTGGGGTAACGTTGGTAATGGAACAGCAAACTGGGCTCATACTGCAATGACGCAGTTTGGCGACAATGGTTCCAAGATTCGATACTGGTATTTCGCTCCAGCCAACGGAGATTTTGTCACTTCGACAAGCGGCGATGGTGGCTTTGCTGGCAACTACACCTATCAGAAGTCAGCTACCTCTGATGCCACTCTGAAGCACGATATCACCTATGACGACGGCCAGGCATCTTACGAGAACATCAGGAAGCTGAAACCCTGCACGTTCGTGTATAACGGGGATTACTTCGAACGGGCACGCCGGGGGATCATTGCTCAGGATGCTTTGCGTGATATCGATCGTGAGTATGTGAAGCTGGTTCCTGCTGCACCTGAGTTCGATGAAGACGGGAATCGTTGTGATAAAGACGACACCCTGGCGCTGGATAACAATGTCATCATGATGGATACGGCGCTGGCGCTGCATCATGCGATTGCAAAAATCGAAATGCTGAGTACGCAGGTCGCCCAGCTACAATATGAAATGCAGACGCTTAAAGCGTAACAGCACACGCTTTATTTGACGTTCAACGCCCTTCGTCAGAAATATCACCGGAAGGGGAAATCCATAATCCATCACCAAGGTATGTATTATTGCTCCCATCACCTGAGAAAGTGTCATACAAAGCACTTGAGGAGTGTGTTGTATGTCTAGGTTGCTTGTATCCTTTTAAAGCATCTATAGCCACACAACTGAGCAGTGAAGTTCTTCCAGTTACTTCCGGGCTGAATTTATATCGAAGGTAGTGTTCCCAAACGGTGATGGATAATATTTCAAAATGGTATTTTTTCAAAATCCCTGCAATAAGTCTGTAAATAGAGTAATAACTTCCTTGCTGGCTTTTTAAAAAGGTTATTTTTTCAATGTGCGCCTGGTCTTCAGGTGTTTTTGAAAATGTTTGCCCCTCAGGTGCGTTCTCTGTATTGTATTGATTTATATAGTAAGAGGTTGAGTCGTTGATATCTGTTTCTTTGCATAAACTAAATAACAACCCGTAACTTATCGTTTTAGAAATGCTATCATTAGCATTTATAGAAGTGGTTTGCTTCCAAAAAAAATTATTATTTTCATAATAATTAAGAATAAGGTTATAAAGATTTTCTGTAATAACTATTTTTTGGAAATATATTTCCTTATCTTCAATGTCAGAAGCACTTAAAAGCTCTACATAATAATCCGGTTGCCAGTAGGTGGGTTTGGTAATTATGTCCATGATAGGTGGGCTTCATTATTTATGTAGGTAGATATCTAAAATACACTACATTAAAATAATTTCCAATCGCTTTTGCTGGCAGCGCTATTCAAGCCTTTTAGCTGTGTCGGCCCGACCTTTGTCTCTGCATCCAGAAACAATCTGTTTACTGGGCTGGTGAAATCGACCTAGATGAAACCACTTGTACTCGTCAAGCCCTCAAGGCTTGGCTAACAGTTATGGTTGAAGCCCAGTCGAAAAACCAGCAGGATGTTCAGCAGTAATTATCAATAGGCACAGCCTCCTTGCCCTAGACTCTCTTTAAAACTACTGTATAAATAAACAGTAATAATAAATGAGAGGTCACCATGCCCCGCAAATCAGACATTAACGCGGCTTTTACCGCGGCCATACAGCTAAACCCGAAAGGGTATCAATGCCTTCATACAGAAGACTTCATACGTGAGCTGCGTGCCAGGAACTGGCATTTCACCCAGGCTGATGCGAATGAATGGATCGAGCAGTACCAGACTTACTTCGTAGACAAGACGCCGGACGGTAGCCAGAACCGCCTATGGATGCTGCGCAATATGGGAAGGGTGCTCTGATGGGATTCGTATCTCCGGCAAACGATTATGTCGAACAGCGACTCTCACCGGCCAGTATTTGCACGACTAACGAAAGCCGCATCCTCGAAACGTCATCCGGGTTTGCGGTGATCGAGCCTGTTACCGGACTGATGCAGGGGCAAGTGCTGCTAATCTTAAGTGGCGGTCAGACTCAATTTGCACGATTTCTGGGAAAAGCATTAATCACAGAGGACGGCGAGGCGTTAGAAGGCGACGCAGCGGAAGAGGTCGAAGTCATGGGCAGGGTGACTTTCTTCATCAACTCTACTGAAGCTGATGATGAGTATCCAGTATAAGAAGAGGTCTGCACCTGAATGTAATTGTAAGGAAGACCTTAGGGTCTTCCCTAAAATGCTTAAGGTCTGCTATGAGCGAAGTGCAGACGTTCGTCACTCAGACAGAAGCCAAACTATATGTGAATGTTATCTGCTTTTGCTGATGTATCTAGCGCATCCACATGACATAGTAAATTGAACAGCCATTAATGTCATATTTGAGTATACTAGGCAGACGTCAAAATCGAGTCATCCTTAATGATGCTACATAGCAAAAAAACGCCCTTAGGGGGCGAAACTAATTGATGTGACTGCGCGTAAAGATTACAGATTAGGTTAACTATGGGTGTTCTTATTTTGTACTATTAAATCTTACCTAATTTTACAAGATGCTGTAGAGTTTAAACTCAGACAACGTTATAAACAGGTTGCGCCTTTGATAGCGTGTTTTAGAGTTAAGTGCTTTTCAAATAGTTAAAGATATGGATTTTCAACATCAAGTACCATGGGGATATAAAATGGATTACATCGAGAAAAGAATAAACAGTCTGCTGGCAGAGGCGGCAGTTTTAGAAGCAAAGCTAGGTGAATCTGAGCAAAGGTATGATGAAAGGATAGCTAACAACCCTAACGTGGATGTGCAATTCGAATTGATGGAAGATATTCTTTTGTTAAGGAAATCATTTGAATGGACTTTGGAATCATTATACCTTAGTACACTAGCTTACCTTGATGAAAGAAATCTTAATCATTGCGTTGGTGTTTTTTTAAAGATGTTTGGTGAAGATGTTACTTGTCTTAAAAACACCGATGAGTTCGAAACTGGCGAGGATTTCAGAGAACCTCAGAATGTATTTTTGGCAAAGCTAAACGTTTTTCTTTCATCTTTCGAATTTACTGAGTCAGTTTGGGAAAAACGTAAAAGAATCGCTGGACTAGTATATCTGAAAAGGATTTTAAAGAATACTCATTTGATTACCGCTAGAATGGAATCGCCCCCTAAAACCGAAACTGAGGTTTATAATGCAGTCAAAGATACCTTAACTGTTATTTTTAACGACATTAAGACCCCTAAAAGTAATTTTCTTAAAAGCTTCAAAGAATACAAGCCTGATATTTTGATACCAGAATTGTTCGCTGCAGTAGAGTACAAGTACGCGTCTACGGAAGAAAAGCTGAAGTCGACAATTGAACAGATTGCTGCTGATGTCAAGGGTTACACCGGTGATAATGATTACAGCATATTTTATGCGGTTTTTTATGTCACAACCGACTTCTGGGGGCTCGAGAAATTCAGAAATGTATGGAAAGAGAATAAGTTCCCGAATAATTGGATTCCTATTTACGTTGTTGGGAAATAATTCAAAACTGTTATCTATTTTATGAATCAATTTTAAAACAAACACCCAGCTTACTTTAGACTGGGTGAGCAACTACTCTTACTCGGTGGATGGTTGGAATATATGAATATAGTAAGTTGGTAGATAATATGTTCACTATTAATTATACGTATTAATGATAACTCCGTCCGCCCTTGGTGCAAGGCGGCCTTCGATGTAAAAAGCGGTGCGCACTTTTCAAATTTTACAAACGGATCGGAAGCGATAATGCCGCGGTGATTAGGCCGCATAAAGCGGCAGATGTGATGTCTGGAAGGAGCTACGCAAAAGCGGGACTATCTGGGGGCAGGCTGGGGGCAAAGGATGTGTTAGGGACATAAATAGGGACAGATAAATGTCAGTTAATGCGAGATAATGCTAATACCATGCGCTAAGCAACCAATTGAAAAGATTGATGAACATTGATTTTCAACGACATTCTGCGCATTAACTGTAATGTGCGGGCTATTATAAAAACAAAAAGAGAGAAAAAGCTATTTGCGCAAGGGATTATTCCGTTGCGCAAACGAATTATTGCAAAGTACGGATCCCGGCAATCAGGCGCTCGACACCCTGCTCAAGCTTACTGCGTTGGCAGCCAGCGTTAAGACGGACAAAGCCTTTGCCTTCATCCCCGTAGGTATAACCCGGCATGATTGCCACTTTTTGCTGCTCGATCAGCACCTTCTGCAGTGCCTTGTCATCGATCCCGAGCGGGCGAAGATCGATCCATGCCAGATAGGTCGCCTGCGGCGGCTGCCAGTTTAACGTCGGGAAAGCGGCATTCAGCGTGTCGGCCACGTACTGCAAATTCGCCTCCAGATAAGCGCGCAGCGCATCCAGCCATGCTTCGCCCTGCTGATACGCCGCAATATGCGCCACCAGCGCCAGCACCGACGGCGAGGACAGCCCATCACGGCCTTTCAGCGCCTGCAGATAGGCCATGCGACTGGCCTCATCGCCAATCAGGCCGTATGCGCCGGTAAGGGCGGGAATGTTGAAGCTCTTGGAGCCAGAGGTTAGCAGCGCCCATTTACCCTGAGCGACTTCGCACCAGGGGGTATGCCGATGCTCGCCCCACACCATATCCATGTGGATTTCATCACTGATCACCGCCACGCCATGTCGCGCGCAGAGGTCAGCCATAGTGGTTAACTCGTCGCGTGTCCAGACCTTGCCGGTCGGATTATGCGGGCTACAGAGCAACAGGATTTTGTTTTGCGGCTGGGCCAGCACCGCTTCCAGTTCGGCCATATCGCACTGCCAGCCCGCCACCGAGTGTTGCAGGCCGACAGAGACAACCTGTCGGTTATTACCCGCAATGGCGTTATAAAACGCGTCGTAAGCGGGGGTATGGATCACCACGCCGTCACCGGCGTCCGACCACTGGCGAATCAACTCTGACACCATATAGATCACCGAGGGGCCATAGACGATGGCACGGGTGTCGATGGTGCTGTGAAAACGCTGGTGGAACCAGTGGGCCACAGCGGCCAGGAATTCGTCGTTTTTCCAGCGGCTGTAGCCAAATACCCCGTGGCCGATGCGCGTTTGCAGGGCGTCGATGATGCAAGGGGCGGTGGCAAAATCCATATCCGAGATGGTAAAAGGCAGCAGATCGGCGGCACCAAAACGGTCGGCAATATAGTCCCACTGGGTGCACCATGTACCGTGACGATCCACGACGGTAGCAAAATCAAACAT